AAGTTAAAGAATACCGCCTGTTGAATCCGGGTCGCATCGCCGAGAATCGCGCGTCGTGGAATGCAGCAAACCGCGATCGAGTGCGCGTCCATAAGGCAAATCGACGAAATCGCGAGGCAACCGGCAGGCTTTCTATCGACATTGTCGAGCGACTGATGAAGCTCCAGAAGGGCAAGTGCGCGTGCTGTCGCGAGTCACTCGCTAACGGCTACCATCTCGACCACATCGTGCCGCTTGCTTTAGGCGGCGAGAACGTCGACTCCAACGTGCAGTTGCTGACGCCTACGTGCAACCTTCGTAAGAGTTACAAGGCGCCCGAAGAATATATGCGGGAGCGCGGCTTCCTTCTGTAAGAACAGATGTACCCATACACCCAGGCTCGCTTTAAGCGGGCCTTTTTCATTTCTAGGACGCGATGGATAGGACTACGCTCACACTGGCGGTTGATAGCACGCAGGTCGGTACTGCAGCAGCCGCCTTTGACCGTTTCGTCAATGCGGGCAATTCCGCCGCCACATCGGCCAGCCGCGTCACGTCCGCAGCACTTGCGCAGGGCCGCTCGATCGCGCAAACGCTGGTCCCAGCACTCAATACTGGTATCGCCCGCACGCGCACGCTGGAAGAGACTCAGCGTGTCATCGGTGCTGACGCATCCCGGCAGATCAGTCAGCAAGTTACGGCCGCGCGTGCCGTCACGCCAGCCGTCCAGCCTGTCGTGCGGAGCGCCTCAACTGGCGCAGTCGCCCCTACCGCAGTACCGAATGTCGCTGTAACCGGGGCCGCAGGCATCGGTCAACTCACGACCGCAGCCACTGGCGCTCGCAGCGCAATTGATCGCCTGACCGCTTCCGCCCGTGCTCAGCGTAGCGCGCTTGCTGAGCTTGAGCCGACCGCCGCTGAAGTAGCTAATCTTTATCGGCGCATGGCTGTGGGTCCGGTGAACTTTACCCGCCAAGGCGCCCAGGTCGTGCCTGCCGCCGGCCGATCCAATCCAGCGGCAGGCGCGCCGACTCCTACGCCGCAGCCGGCGCAGAGCAGCAATCCTGCATCGGGCCGCGCTGCGCCCGCTCCGAACCAAGGAGCCGCCGGCGCCTTTACCGCTGCTGCTGCAGCTGCCAACCGTGGTGCGACCGCAACCAATGCCTTTACCGCAGCGCAGGGAAGGGCAGCAGAAGCCGCGCAGCACCTGGCCGAAGCCAATGCGCGCAACGAGGCGGCGCAGGCTCGTCTGGCTGCGGCCATTCAGCGTGTCGCAGCGGCGCAAGCGTCGCTCGATAGTGCATCCCGCTCCGGCGGCGCCGAACAGGTCGCGCAGGCCCAAACTCGCCTGCAATCTGCGCAAGCCGCTGTTTCCACTGCGACGGCCAACGTCGCACGTACCCAGCGCGGAGCGACGGACGCTGCGGAGCGTCACCGTGTAGCCCTGCAATCGGTTGGCCGTCAGTCGCAACTGACCTCGTTCCAGACGCAGCAACTGCACTTCCAGTTGCACGACTTCTTCGTGCAGGTCATCTCGGGCCAATCGCCGTTGACCGCATTCGTACAGCAGGGCTCGCAACTGTCTGGCACGTTTAACGGTGCTGGCGGGGCACTTCGCGCTGTGATGAGCCTGTTCACGCCGATGCGCCTGGCATTGGGTGGCGTTGCCGGCGCAGTCGCTGCGCTTGGGTATGCGTTCTACGAGGGATCGAAGCAGAGCAAGGCGTTTGCCGATGCCATCGTATTGAGCGGCAACTATGCAGGACAGACCGAAGGAAAGTTCAATGCACTGACGCGCGAAGTCGCCGCACGGGGCACAGCAACCGTAGGGGCTGCCCGCGAAGCCGCGCAGGCGCTGATCGCTACCGGCGAAGTCGGACCCCAGGTTTTCTCTGCCGCTACCGAAGCTGTCACCCGCTACGCCGAGGCTACTGGGCAGTCTGCCGCCGACGTCGTCAAAGACTTCGCGTCGATGGGTCGGGCGCCGTCGAAATGGGCGGAAGAGCACAACCGCTCGCTGAATTTCATCACGGCTGCGCAATACGAACTCATCAAGTCGTTCGAAGAGTCTGGCCGTTCAGCCGATGCACAGGCTGTCATCTACAACGCTCTCAACGATCGTCTGCGCAAGCTGGAGCCGAACCTGGGCGGACTGGATCGCGCGCTGATCAATGGCAAGAAAGCATGGTCGGAGTGGTGGGATGCCGCTCTTGGCTCGACTGGCCGTGCTGATACGGTAGAAAACCGCATCGCCGCGCTTCAAGCCAAGATCAATGCCGCCAGCAATGGCCGGAACCCGCTTGCGCGTGAAGAGCATGGCTTTAAAGCCCCCGTGCCGTGCGAAGACGCCGCAGGCCTGCAATATCAGTTGCAGGATGAATTGGCCGGGCAGGCCCGACAGCAGGCGGATTCTGTCAACGAGGCCGACAAAGCCGAGGCGGCCAAAGCTGGCATCGCCGCAAAGACCGTCATCGACAGCTACCTGAAGCGCGGGAAAGCGGCGTCCGCGTACAAGGATGCACTCGACAAGCTGAACCGTAGTTTCAAGGATGCCGAGGTCGCCGGGACTCCCGTCAGCACCGCCGACAAGAAGGTTGCGCTCACTGAGCTCAAGAAGGAGTTCGCGAGCCCAAAAAACAGCGAGGCGTCGCAAGTTCTCCGCGCCCAACTGCAGAATGACCTGAAGACAATCAACGACGTCTTCGAAAAGCAACGCGACGCCTACCAGTTCCAGAATGCATTCGTCGAGGGCGCTTATCGTGCTGGCACGCTGTCGCTCGGCGAACTCATGGAGCAGCGCCGCGAGACCATCGAGAACACCGCGAAGGCACAGATTGATGCGCTGGACAAGGAGCAGACGCGCCTTCAGCAGGCTCTAAAGCAGGAGAAAGATCCGTCTACGCGCATTCAGTTGCAAACTCGCATCAACGAGGTGGACGTTGACCGCGACAAGGTCAAGACGCGCAAGTCGAACGATATCGTCCTCCTGAACCAAGAGGAGACCGCCAGCTTCAAGCAGCTCGCCGAGCAGGTCACCAACTACCGCGCCAACCTTCTCCAGATGCAGGGCGACGAGGCAGGCGCTGCGGCATTGCGCGCTCAAACCGTCATCGCGAGCGCCAAGGTACTGGCAGCGCAGGCCGATAAACTGCCGGGCGCGCCGAAAGTTGATGTCGATGGCCTGTCACGTGCAATCACGCTCACCGACCAGTTCAACGAAGTCCAACGGCAAACCTCGCTTCTAGCTAGCACCAGCACGCGCGCCGAAGAAGCGTACTTGCTGGCCGCCGAGCAGTCTGGTAAATCACTCCTGGAAACTGAGCGCGGCCTGTACGGACTTCGCTCGACCGAGCTTACCCAGCTTGGCGCACTCGCAGCCAAGGCTAAAGAGCTTGCTGACGCATCGACCGATCCGAAGATCAAGGCGTTCGCCGCCGATCTGGCACTCGAATATGCCAAAGCCGCCAACGCGATCGATCCCGCCCTGAACAGGCTCCGCGACGCCAACCGCGAACTGGCCGCAGGCCTGTCGCAGACTATCGGCAATGCGCCTAACGCTTTCGCCGAGTTCTATAGCCAGCGCCGCACGCAGTCAGAGCAGGACATCAAGTCGCAGAAGGATGAGTACGACAAGCGCATCGACCAGTTGCGCGGCTACCTGTCGCAGGAGAAGGACGAGCGCAACAAGGCGACACTGAAGAAGCGCATCGACCAGTTGCAGGGCGAGAGCGATGGACTGAAGGTGGAATCGAAGGGCAAGAGCGCCATCGATGCGCTCCGCAAGACCGTTCTTGAGCCGGCAGCTCAGCAGGTGTCCGCCGCAATGAGCAAGGTTCTGATTCAAGAGCCGATGCAAAAGCTCATCGAAGGCCAACTCAAGGGGCTGACCGAGGGCGACGGCATGCTCGCGGGCTTCTTCAAGAAGGCTCTTGGCGTCGAAGCCGACCCGAAACAGCAGGCCTTGCTGCAGCAGACTGCCGCTATCAGTGCGTCGACCGGGGCACTTGATGCTCTCAAGACCGCTGCGGAAAACGCTGCGAACGCGCTGAGCAAGCCGCTGTCTGGCGTTCAGTCTCAGGGCGGACAATCATCCGCGACCGGTGCCGCTCAAGGTGCCGGTTTGCCGCAAGGCTCCGATTCCACTCAGCCGCCTCCGCTCGATTCCGACCTGGCTGGCGTGCAGTCGGACGTTACTGAGTCACTGCAGATCCTCGATAAGCAGACGGTCACCACTGCATCCGACGTGCTGAAGCTAGCAAGTGCGGCCGGGGCGGGTGGCGAGGCAATGGTGCGCCTGCCGGGAATCGTCGGCTTGTTCCAGTCGGCCGTAATGGCGATGCAGGGTAGCAGCGCATCGAGTGGAAGCGGCAGTGGAATCGGCAGTTTCTTTGCCAGCCTGTTCGGCGGAAGTGGTTCGGCAGCATCGTACGAGGCTGCAGCAGCATCGACCGGAGTCTTCCATAGCGGCGGCATTATCGGTCAACCACCAGCTACCCGCAATGTGTCGATGGGACTATTTGCCGGTGCGCCGCGCTACCACACCGGCGGAATCGTCGGCAAAGCAGCAGACAAGGTCAGCGAGAAGCTCAAGCACAACGAAGTTCCGGCAATCCTGATGGGTGGACCGAAAGGAAAGCGCGAGGAAGTGCTGCGCGCCGACGATCCGCGCCACCGCGACAACCTCGGTATGAGCGCGGTTCCTCGCATCCTGGCCGAATCGAAGTCGCCGAAGTCGCCTGTTGCCGAAGCTGCGAAATCCCCCAAGGCGGCCGAAGCGCGCTCGACCGTATCGACGCTACTGCAAACCATCGCAGGCAGCGAAGGCAAGGGCGATTCATCCGCGAACGTGCTGGCCGGCGTTCTCGATCGTCTCGGCGTGAAGGAGGCTGGCAACTCCGAGGGCGCGATCAAGGTTCGTGGTGCTCGCGAACTTGGCGGCCCTGTCTCGGCCGGCGGCATGTACCGCGTCAACGAGAAGGGTCCGGAGTTGCTCGAGGTCGCCGGCAAGCAGTACCTGATGATGGGATCGCAGGGCGGAAAAGTGGAAGCGAATCCGTCGAAAGGCGATGGTCAAGTGATCCATCAGGTCATCAACTTCCATAGTAGCGGTCCAGTAACCCGCCAAACGCAACAGCAGGTCGCCGCTGCCGCATATCGCGGAAGCGCCCGCGCATCGTCGAGGAACAACTAATGCCGATCACCGTACTGGCTGACGTCATCTTGCCAAACAACGTCATTGCAGCAGGCGTGCGCGGCAAGAATATGCGCAGAAATGATCGCGTCGAGATGGACTCGGGCATCCAGTCGATCAATATCGGCTGGACCTCCACCCTGCGCGAGTACGAGGTCGGCATTGTTCCGATGCAGGTTAGCTACTGGCAGACGATCGAGGCGCTGTTTGAAGTTACCGAGGGCGGCGCCTACGGGATGCTGATGGAAGACCCGAAGGATAGCCGGGTCACTTCGGGCGGCGTTCTCTCGATCGTCGAGCCGGGCGTGCTACAGCTGATGAAGCGGTATAAGGATCCGGTATCAGGCCGCACCAAGGACCGCCGCATCACTCGCCCTAAAGGTGCTGTCACCATCTATCAGAACGGCGCCCCTACGACAGCAACCGTGGACCCGCTCACTGGCAAGGTGACGATCTCCGGTTCGCCGGCAGTCGAAAGCCTGACTTGGACCGGTGCGTTCTATGTGCCGGTCCACTTCATGAACGACTACGTCGAGTGGGAAATGGTGGCTCCGGGTCCATTCGAGACTCGGTATGCCTCCGGTCCGGCCGCCATCCTGCAGGAGATCCGTGAATGAAGTCGCTTTCGACTGCACTTAAGGCCAGCTACGCACGCGGCACGACGACCTTTGCGACCTGCTGGAAAGCGACTCTGACCAACGGCACGGTAGTTGCAGCAACCTCCCTGGACCGCGACATCGTGTTCGGTGGCCTGACCTACAAATCAGCACAGAGCTATACCGCGTCGAACATTGAAAGCTCAGCCGAGCTCAATCCGGATAACCTGGAGGTCGAAGGGTTCCTCGCCTGGCCGGCGATCACCGACGACGATATTCACTCGGGTCTATGGGACTACGCCGAGATCGAGGTCTTCGAGGTCAACTACAACGACGTGACGCAAGGCAGGAATGATCTGCGCTTCGGCAAGCTGGGCGAGGTGCGCGGTGGTCGGTCGAAGTTCACCGCGGAGTTTCGCGGCCTGCTGCAGGCGTACACGCGTACGATCGTGCGGCTGGTCACCAAGGAATGCACCGCCGACCTAGGCGACGATCGATGCAAGGTAGACCTGGCCGCGATCACGGTAAGCGGCGCTGTCTCATCGGCAGTCGCCAACATCCTCATCGTCGATCCGACGCGTACCGAAGCGAACGACTGGTTCATGGGTGGCAAGCTCACCTGGACGAGTGGTGCCAATGCCGGCCGCAGCATGGAAGTCAAGCGCAGCAGCTTCGGTCAGGTCGAGCTGACCCATGCGATGTACGAGCCGATCGAGCGAGACGACACGTACACCGTCTACAAGGGGTGCATGAAGCGCTTTGAGGAAGACTGCATCGGCCAGCATAACAACGGCATCAACTTCCGCGGTTTCCCCGATCTACCTGGCAGCAAGATCTACCGTCAGGGCGGGGTGCATTACGACGATGCCGGGTCCGGCGGGAGCTCCGGCGGGTCGAGTGGTGGTGGCACTGGTGGCGGAACGGGTGGAGGAACAGGTTCCTCGAGCTCCGTTAGCGGTGTCGTGCAGCCCAATGGCACCGAGACTTCCTTCGTGGTGAAGCCCGCAACCGCTCTTGTTGATGGATATTATGCGATTGACCTGTCTGGCGGCGCGACACTGGTCGGCAGCGGATCGAGTACGATCTACGGTGTGGCGATTAGCGGCTCTATCTCCTCGCAGACTACCGTAACTTCAACGACACGAGCGCCAACTTCCTCAGAGCTTGCAGCCTATCTGAGCTCACGATACGACTACCGCTACAAGGACTACACCACGACTCCGCCGGAAGTCGTCGATGGTAGTCCAGTTATATATACAGAAACCAAGGGCGGCATCGCCTTCAATGTCGACTTCAGGCTCAACAAAGGATACATTTCGTCCAGTTCCAGGATGCTGAACTGGAATTCCTATACGCCGCCAAACAGCCAATGGGCGTTCATTGCCTGGTCTCCTACGCTCGGCCTTGTGGTTTGCGCTTCCGAGTTCGGGAAAAGTGTAGGCGGTGACTTTCTGGTCAGTTCCGATGGGGTGAGTTGGACCAACGTCACCCTGCCCACCGGTGACGCGCGATGGCGCACTGTGTTCATGTGGAATAGCCAGTCGCAGAAGTTCCTCATGTACACGCTTCCGACTTTCCCTGGTGGCAGCACGTTCCAAGGTTCCTATGTGCCGTACAACACGACGTACAGCGATGACGGTTACACGTGGCATGAATTGATTGGTGCGCCCGACATCAACTGGGCAAGCATGCTGGAGGTGGGGAGTAAGGGGGTCACGGTCGGCGTCGGGACCCGCAACGGCGCAATCGGCGGTATCAGCCACGACGGCGGGTTGACGTGGTCGACTTACCCGCTACCACTTCAGGAAACGGATGTGCTCGGTAATGTTGACGTCGCGTATTCACCAACGCTTGACCGATTCGTCGTTGTCTACGACACGAACAACGGCAGGAGTGCGATTACCAGCTCCGACTTCATCAACTGGACCTTGCGCGACACGCCTTACGGCCAGTGGCATTCGGTGTCGTGGATTGCCGAAGTCGGAAAGTTCTTCGCGTGCGGCGAATCCATGCCAGCACAGGTAGGCGAGGCAAAGGCCTACGCCATGATGTCCAGTTCCGACGGCATCACCTGGAGCCCGGTCACGAGCATCTTCTTTCCGCTCTGGCTGAATCGTGTGGAGTGGGACGCCGCAGCCGGAAAGTTGATGACAAACGGGTACCTTGGCGGGCTAACCGATACCGTGCTGGCAAACGTTGCGTTCAGCAGTTCCGATGGAGGGGCAACGTGGGGCGATATGCGGCCGATGCCTCACTATGGATTGTCGATCCCGGCACTCGGAAAGATCGTATCCGCAACCGGTTGGAGCGATGGCTCCTACGGCCCGCAGACTACCTACTACTGGCCCTATGACCAGTGGAAGTTCACCTACACGCCAGCTTGAGGCGGAACCGTAAGAGAGACCATGGTTACACGACAGCAGATCGTCGCCGCGGCGAGGTCGTATATCGGCTGCAGGTATCACCACCAGGGTCGGAACCGCGCCGGCATCGATTGCGCCGGCCTGCTGGTCTGCGTGGCGCGCGACGTTGGCATTTCGACCGAAGGCGACCAGGGCGGGTACTCGCGTACGCCGGACGGCAGAAGTCTGAAGCAGGCGCTGGATGCTTTCGGTACGCCTGTCGACGCATTCCAACCAGGCGACTTCCTGCTGATGCGCTTTGACGCACAGCCGCAGCACATCGCCATCGTCACCGACGTTGGCATCATCCACAGTTATCTATCCGCTCGCCGCGTCGTAGAGCACGGCCTGAGCGACGACTGGCGCGCACGCATCGTGCAGGCGTATGCATTTCCGGGGGTTGAATGAGCGGTCAAATTATCGGTCAGGTCGTTGGCGCGATCATCGGCGCCCCGCTTGGTCCGATTGGCGCCGCCATTGGCGGCTCGATCGGCGGCGCCATCGGATCGTCGTTCGATAGCTTGCCTACGCAATACGGACCACGCCTAGATGACCTTCGGCCGCAGCGCTCGGAATACGGCTCGCCCATGCCCATCGTCTACGGTACGGCGCCGCTGCAAGGCAACGTCATCTGGCAAACAGATATCAAGGAAGTTCAGTCCGAGACGGAGCAGGGCGGCAAGGGCGGCCCTAGCCAGACGACGGTCAATTACAGCTACTACGGTAACTTCGCGGTCGCCATCTGCGAGGGTCCGATCGGTGGCGTGCTGCGCATCTGGGCCGGTCCGGAAAAGCGGCTGATCTATGACGGCGTCGCCCTGGAAGGCGGCAACGTCCGAATTTACCTTGGCGCTGAGACGCAGATGCCGGATCCGCTGATCGAAGCCGACAAGGGTGTCGGTTTCGCGCCGGCATATCGCGGCACGGCATACGTCGTGCTCGAGGATTACCCGCTCGCCAAGGACGTCAATCGTCTGCCGTTCCTCACCTTTGAAGTGACGACCGGTGACGATGGCGGAACGTGCGGCACCGATTATACGGTTGTCGGCGGCGGCAGGCTGTACGACATTCCCCCGGTGAAGCTGGGTAACTATGGAGCGGGCACAACCACTGCTGACCGGATGTTCGTCTCCGAAGGCGCCCATCCGACCGCCATGGATAGCGCCGGCAACCTGTATGTCGCGGTCTATTCGTACGATGGCGACTATCACTGGTATCTCAAGAAGGTATCTACCACTGCGCCGATCGCGGAAGACCTGCTCTACCTGGGTAATGAGTTCAATGCCATTTTTCCGTGCTCGATCGCCTATGACCCGAATCAGAACGCCATCGGGGTCATTCAGGAAAACGAGACTGTCTTCGCGCTTGTGAGCTGCGATTCGTTCACAGCCACCATCAGTACGCTGACATATCCCAAGGTCGACATTATTTACAGTGAGAACGAGCAGCGCCTTCGCATGCTGAATGCTCGCTCCAGCGACTATTTCGGCGACGTGGACGGGTCTGACCCGGACAACTATGGCCTGTCCTATATTTCCGCCACCAAGTTGATCGAGTGCGGTCCGCACGGCTTTGCGGTGCTTCGTACGAACTCCGTTTTCATGAATGGGACCCTGTTAGCAAACAAGGGGCTGGAGCTGTACGACCCGGTCCGGGACCGGCTCATCGCGATCGCAACGAACGTCTCGATCGGTATCGGCTACTACGACTTTGCGACACAGACGCTGGTCACGCCGACCGACATGGGCTCGGCGACGCGCCTGAACGCCGTCTACGTGCCAACGATCGACCGCATCATCTGGAACGATGCTGACGGGCTCGTCGTCATGAACCCAGCTGACTTCACGATTGAATCGTTCCCCGACGAGTGCAAGATGTTCGGCGGCCAGCTTCTGTACGGGGATGAGAGTGCGGTCAATATGGGAGGCAGCGTGCTGCTCCCGGTGCCTCTGCCGAACTCCCGCAACCGGATCGCCGTCATCAACAGCGGCTCATGGGGCGGTGACGCGGCAGGCAATGACATCTTCACCTTTGCGGTGGGCGTGCGTGGTGCAGGGGTATCGCTGGCCAGCGTGGTTGCGGACCTGTCGGAGCGCGCCGGGGAGTCACGCTACGATGTTTCTCAGCTTGAGAACGACATCGTCGACGGCTACGTGATCGCGCGCCAGACGCAGGTTCGCGCGGCGGTCGACGCACTCAGGCCAGCCTATTATTTTGATGCGGTCGAGTCGCAGGGCATTATCAAGTTCGTCAAACGCGGCAGCAAGACGGCCACGATAATCGATGATGACGACCTGGCAGCGCATGACGCTGGCGGTGAAGCGATCGACCCACTCAAGACCGTACGCCGGATGGAGGTTGAGCTACCACGCGCGGTGAATGTCAAGTACATGCTCGCGGCTGACGACTACAACCAGGCGGCGAAGCAGGCCCGGCGCCTGATCGGGTCGAGCGGCGACGAGCAGACGGTCGACATGCCGCTCGTGCTGACCGACACCAAGGCTCAGGAGGTGGCCGAGGTCAATCTGCATGCGGCATGGGCCGAGCGGCTATCGTACGAGTTCAGCCTGCCGCGCAAATACGCCTACCTCGAACCAACGGATCTGGTCGTCGTGAAAGAACACCTGATGCGGCTGACGAAGGTTACGGCGACGCCACGCGGCGTGCTGCAGTGCGAGGCGGTAGCGGATGAATCGACCTACTACGCACCGCATGTGGTCGTCACCGAGACTCCGCCGAACGGTGGGACGGTGTCGCAGCCCGGCGTAACGCTGATGGAGCTATTCTGATGAACGTAAATGCTTTACGGGATAGCGACAACGACGCTGGCTTCTATGCTGCCGCCACCAGCGCGGCAACAGGCTGGCAAGGGGCGACGCTGTACCAGTCGAGCGATAACGGGGCGTCGTATCAGGTGGTGACCACGTTCACGTCTCGCGCAACGATGGGACGCACGACTGGAGCCCTTGGCGACTACAGCGGCGGCAACACGGTCGACGAGATCAACACCGTCAACGTGTCGCTGACGAATGGCACGCTCGCCTCAGTCTCCTACGCGAATCTTCTGGAAGGTATCCAGTCGGCCCTGATCGGCGACGAGATCGTGCATTTTCGTGACGCCACGCTAAATGCCGATCGCACGTACACGCTGCGCGGCTTTCTGCGCGGCCGGCGCGGCACGGAGGCGGCGATGGCAACGCATGCAACGGGCGAACGGTTCGTGTTGCTCACCCCGGCAACCGTCAAACGCATCGCCCAGGAGACGGCGGACATCGGCAAGACGCGCTTGTACAAAATGGTGACGTCGGGCGCGACGCTGTCGAGCGCGATGGCGCAGTCCTTCACTAACAACGGCGCCGCCCTCAAGCCATATGCGCCGGTACATGTCGGCGGCGGGCGCGACGCGAGCGGCAACCTTACGATCAACTGGACGCGTCGCACGCGCTTGTCCGGGGAGTGGCGGTCGAATGTGGATGTGCCGCTCGGTGAGGCAGCAGAGGCGTATCAGGTCGAAATCATGAACGGCTCTACGGTCGTGCGGACGATTGACGCGACCGCGCCCAACTGCACGTACGCAACCGCCGACCAGGTCGCCGACTTCGGCTCGCCGCAAGCATCAGTGTCGGTACGCATCTATCAAATGAGCGCCGTAGTCGGGCGGGGATACCCGGCATCAGCCACGATCTAGCATCAAATAACTCAGCCAAGGCCGCCATCGAGCGGCCTTTTTTTATTGGGGCCTCCATGGCAAACAGCTCTACGAACCTCGACCTGATAAGCGCCTCGCAGTCCAACAAGGAGGTCACGGCGAACGCTCTGCTCGACGCAGCGTCACCAGCGATGCTTTACGG